TCGTGCAAGAACAAAGAAAGATAAAATTACAAAACAACGAAATAAGCTTATGGCATATTTACAATCTGCTCAATCAACAATTAATCAAGTTGAGTTGAGAGGACAAGAAGTAGCTGCCGAGGATTAATATGAAGATTGCGATCGTTACCGATATTCACATCGGTGCTCGTGGTGATAGTAAAGTATTCCACGAAGTCCAAAGAAAATTTTTTGAAGAAGTATTCTTTCCGTATATTGATGAACACAACATTACAACCGTGTTCGACCTTGGAGATACATTTGATAGACGGAAATATATAAATTATGTATCTCTACAGAAAGGTAAAGAATTTCTATTTGACAATTTAGCAAAGCGTAATATAGATTTCCATGCTCTTATTGGAAACCATGATACTTATTACGTAAATAGTAATGAAGTCAATAGTATGAATCTTCTAACAAAGGAATATCCACAATTTAACTTGTATCAAGACAAAGCAAAACATCTTGAGATTGGTTCAACTAAATTCTGTATGCTTCCTTGGATTAATAAAGAAAATGCAGAAGAGAATCTAAAATTCGTATCTGAATCTGATGCTCATATACTTATGGGTCATTTGGAAGTAAAAGGTTTCGAGATGATGAAAGGTGCTTTATGTACTCATGGACTTGATATGAATGTATTTAAGAATTTTGAATCTGCATACTCTGGACATTTTCACCATCCTTCAAGATATGGCAATGTCGAGTACCTTGGTGCACCATACGAAATGACTTGGTCTGATTACAAAGGTAGTCGAGGTTTCCATGTATTTGATACTGAAACTCGAGAGATGACAAAAATTGAAAATCCAAATCGTGTATTTTATAAAGTATTTTATGATGATGCTGAATGGACAGTTGATACTGTTGCGCAATACGATGTTGACCAATATAAAGATACCTATGTTAAAGTAATTGTTCAAAATAGAACTAATGCTTATCTTTATGATATGTTTATGAGTCGTATGTCAGAATGCGGAGCAGTCGATGTTCGAGCAGTTGACGATCATATGAATTTGGACGCAGAAGGAGTTGAAGAGATTCTTGATGAGACAAAAGATACAACAGAAATATTATCACAATACATTGACTCTCTTGAGACGAATGTCGATAAAGGCAAAGTAAAAAGTTTAGTTGATGAGTTATATCACGAGGCACTTAGTTTATAATGCGAATTAATTTTGAGAAGGTAAAATATAAAAACATATTATCCACAGGAAATGTATATACAACTATTGAACTAAATCAAGTACCTAGTACATTAATTGCTGGGTCAAACGGTTCAGGTAAATCCACATTGCTTGATGCAATTGTATTTGGGTTATACGGTCGACCTTTCCGTAATATCAATAAAGCACAGCTTGTTAACTCTATTAATAATAAAGAACTTGTTGTAGAATTATATTTTAATGCTGGCGGTGATAAGTATATGATTCGTCGTGGTATTAAACCAAACATCTTTGAAATTTGGAAAAACGGAGCAATGATAAATCAAGACGCATCAGTTCGTGATTATCAAGAGTTCCTTGAATCTAATATTCTAGGTATTAACTTTAAAGCTTTTAATCAAATTGTAGTACTTGGTTCTGCTACTTATATTCCTTTTATGGAATTGCGTGCATATCAACGTCGTGAGATTATTGAAGACTTGCTTGATATTGGTGTGTTCTCTGTTATGGGTACATTAGCAAAAGATCGTATGTCAAGTATTAAGACTGAAATCAATGACAACAAATATGAGATTGAGATTACAGAAAACAATATGCAAGCAGCTGAAGAGAACAACGAAGAGATTCGTAAACTTAAAACAGTTGAGGTTGATAAGATTAAAGAAAAGATGTCTGGTCATATTGATGATATTGAAGAAAAGAATACTCGCATTGATACTCAAGATGAAATACTTAAAGTACTATACGATGATATATCTGATAAACCTGATGAGAAACAAAAATTCCAAGATGCCACAGAACAAAGAGCAGAGCTTGAAAGAAATCGTATTGCGTTTGATAAGGAACTATCCTTTTACGAACACAACGATGATTGTCCAACTTGTAAGCAAGGTATTGCTCATGATTTCAAAGAAGGTCAGATTATAGAAAAGAATCAAAAGAAAGCTCAAATTGAAACAAGTCTTCAAACAACAGATATAGTCATTAGGAAACACCAAGAAAGACTAAATGCAATTTCAAAAATTGAAGACCAAATCCAAGAAATCAATTTCAAGATATCTGAAATCCGAGCTGAGATTAAAATGTCGAAGAACGCGTTGATTACATACAAGAAAGACTTAGACAATGCTCAGAAAGAGGTTGATGAAGTTGATACAAGTAAGATTGATAATCTACAGAAGAAACTAAATAAGCAAGTAGAGATACGAACAAAGCTACTCGATGAACATGAAGTATTGAATATTGTGCAAACCATTTTAAGAGATGGTGGTATCAAAGCTAAGATCATATCTCAGTACATTCCTGTTATTAATAAACTCATCAACAAGTATCTTGCAGCCTTTGACTTATTTGTTGACTTTCAATTGGATGAAGAGTTCAATGAAGTTATTCGTTCTAGGTTCAGAGACAAATTTACTTATGCTAGTTTTTCCGAAGGTGAGAAACTACGTATCACATTATCAATTATGTTGGCATGGAGGTCTGTTGCGAAACTTCGTTCTTCCGTATCCACTAACTTATTGATACTTGATGAAACTCTTGACGGCGCTTTAGATGGCGTAGGTATTGAGAGTTTAATTGAAACACTACATGGATTGAATTCCGATGACAATATCTTTGTGATATCACATCGTGGAGACCAATTTGCTGAAAAGTTTGAAAACAACCTTAAGTTTGAGAAAATCAAGAACTTCTCCGAGCTCGCAGCATAAACCTATTGACATTCTCTGTCAATTAGTGTATAATGGTTATCTAAATTTACAAAAAGGCTTATGGCATTGACAAAATTCTATACATCCGTTGAAAGGTATGGTAATAATATCTTACATCGTGGTTATGAAAACGGCAAACGTTTTTCGTATCGCGTACCTTTTCAACCAACTCTATATGTTCATACTCCGAAAGCTGGAGAAGAAGGTTATCGTTCTTTAGAAGGCGACTTACCTGTATCTCCACACAAGTTTGGTGATATGCGTGAAGCAAAGAACTTCATTGAAGAATATAAAGGTGTTCATGGTATGAAGACCTTCGGTTCAACAAACTATGTTACTCAATTTATTCAAGAAGAATATCCTGACAAGATTACATATGATGTAAGTCATGTGAATATTGTTTCATTTGATATTGAGGTTGACATCAGTGATGGTTATGCCAATATGGAAACGGCTGATAAACCTATTACCTCAATTGCCTATCACAGTTCAAGGAATGATACCTATTATGTACTTGGTCGTAAAGATTACGACAAGACAAAAACTGTAACTGATATTCCACACGACAAGATTGAGTTTGTATTATTTGATGGAGTTGATGGTGAACGTGCTTTACTTCAATACTTTATGAAATTATGGACTAACGATTATCCAGATATCGTAACAGGTTGGAACGTTGAGTACTTTGATATTCAATACATCGTAACTCGTATCATAGCATTACTTGGAGAAGATACTGCAAGACGGTTATCTCCACATAAATCAATCAAACAAAGATCCCGTGAAATCTTTGGTAAAGTCAATTCAACATATTCTATTATGGGTGTTGCTGTTATTGACTACATGGATTGCTTCAAGAAATTTGGTTATAAGTATGGTCCTCAAGAATCATATCGACTTGACCATATTGCTTATGTTGTCCTCGGTGAAAAGAAAATTGATTACTCTGAATATGGTTCGCTGACTGGATTGTGGGAAGAGAATCCACAATTATATTTGGACTATAACCTTAAAGATACTCAATTGATTGCTCGTCTTGAAGAAGAGACAGGATTGCTTGCTTTGGTTATGACTGTTGCTTATGATGGTGGAGTTAATTATGGAGATGCTTTCGGAACGGTAGGTATTTGGGAATCAACCATTTATCGTAAACTGATGAAAGATAAAATTGTTCCTCCACTTAAAGGTAGTCCTGGTCAAAGAGCAGGAGATCTTGTAGGTGGTTATGTAAAAGATCCTAAAGTCGGAATGCATCCTTGGGTTGTATCATTTGACCTTAACTCTCTATATCCTCACTTGATGCTACAATATAATATGTCACCTGAAACATATATGCCTGATGACCGAGAATATGTAACTCAAGATATGGTTCTGAAAGGTGAATATCAAAATGATCGTCCAAATGTATCAGTTGCTGCCAACGGTGTTTGTTTCTCAAATAAGAAACTTGGAATCATTCCTGAAATCATTGATGAATATTATAATAACCGTTCAGTTATCAAAAAGCAAATGATTGCTGCTGAACAACAGTTTGAGATTGAAAAAGATCCTGCTGAACTGAAAAGACTGAAACGCGAAATCAATCAACTTCACAATTCACAAATGTCAATTAAGATTGCCATGAACAGTTTGTATGGTGCAACTGCTAACGTATATTTCTTATACTATATTAACGAAATGGCAGAAGCAATTACAACCTCAGGTCAGTTAAGTATTCGTTATGCTCAAAAATCTGTAAATGATTATTTGAATAAGGTTCTTGGAACCTTTGATGTTGACTATATCATTTATATTGATACTGACTCTATCTATGTTGACTTTGGTCCTCTGATTACTGAAGTGTTTGGTACAACTGATATTGATAAAGACAAAGGTGAAGAGTTCCTTGACCGAGTATGTTCAACAAAGATTGAGCAAATCATTGAAGATGGTTACGAAAAGCTTGCCG